TTCATTTAAAAATTATTTGATAGAGGAAGAGAAGACCGTATTCTTTACTTTCGGTCGTATGAATCCTCCTACAACTGGTCATGAAAAATTAATGAATGAGTTGTCAAAAAAATCTGGTAAGAATCCTTATAGAGTTTACTTATCGCAATCAACAGATAAAAAGAAAAATCCATTGGATTTTAAATATAAAGTTAAGACTGTTCGTAAGTTCTTTCCCAAGCATGCAAGAAGCGTAATGCTTGATAAGAAAGTTAAAACTGTTTTTGATGCAGTCGCTGAAATGTATAATGATGGATTTAAAAATATAGCAATGGTTGTTGGATCAGACAGAGTAAATGAATTCAACACACTGTTAAACAAATATAATGGAGTTAAAGGCCGACATGGTCTTTATAATTTCAATAAAATCAACGTAATTTCAGCCGGAGACAGAGACCCCGATGCAGACGATGTTAGTGGAATGTCAGCATCTAAGATGAGATCACTCGCAAATGAAGGAGACTTCACACAATTCTCACAGGGGCTGCCACGGAATGTATCAAATTCAGACGCAAAGAAAGTATATAATGAAGTAAGAAAAGGTATGGGACTCAAAGAGCAAAAAGAGTATTTTAATAAGTTACATTTCGAGCCTGTCTCTGAGAAAAGAGAGGCATATGTTAAAGGAACTCTGTATAATATTGGTGATCGTGTTTCAATGTTGGGCAGTGACGAACTCGGTAGTGTTACCAGTCTTGGAACTAATTATGTCATTGTAGAATCAGCAGGTAAGATGTATAGAAAATGGCTTACAGATATAGAACTTCTTGAAAAAGAAGGAAATCAAAAAGTCAAGCAAGATCCAGATATTAAAGATAAAAAAGGCACACAACCAGCACCTTATTATAAAGGATTAGAAAAATCAACTAAGACAAAAAGACTTGCACATTTTAAAAAGTATGCAAAGATGTCTGATGATAGTCCTGCAGCTTATAAACCTGCACCTGGTGATGCTACTGCAAAAACAAAACTAAGTAAGCATACTCTTAAATATAGAAAAATGTATGGTGAAGATGCTGTAGAATTAACTAAAAAGAAAATTGAACGAGAAAAAATGGTCGATAAAATGAAACACGCAAGAATGTTAGACCGTGCTAAAGTTAGAAAAATAAAAAACAGGAGTAAAGAAAATGCTTAAATTTTCAACCTACAGTGATCTTCTAGAAAATGAAGGCTTAAAGAAAAAAGCAGAGAAATCTGGTGTATCTTATGGAACATTAAAGAAGGTTTATAATCGTGGCATGGCTGCTTGGAAAACTGGACATAGGCCAGGCACGACTCCACAGCAATGGGGAATGGCGCGAGTCAATTCATATATTACAAAAGGCAAAGGTACTTATCATGGCGCTGATAAAGATTTAAGAGATGATGTTCAATATGAAGCACATGATCCTAAACATGTTAAACAAGCAATTGGCATCGCATCTGATCCTCGTTATAAAAAAGGTAATATGACCGGTGCTGTTAAAGCTATGAATAAAATTTCTAAAGACATAGATAAACATCCTCAAGTTGCAGCAGTTCTTAAAAGACAAAATGAATCTAAAGTAAATGAAATATCAAAAGGTACATTAACATCATATATTAAAAAAGCTGGTCAAGATAAGTCTAGAAAATGGGCACAAAGAGATCTCGGTAAAAGAACAAGTGATGATGCATATGCCAATCAAGTAAAACGCAATAAGGGTATTGATATGGCTAAGTCTAAAATGAAAAATTCTAAAGTTGCAGCTTCAGAAGCTACAGTGAAAGAAATATCTAAAAATCTTGCAAGAAGTTACATCGGTAAAGCTTCAAGAGATGTTTATGACAAAGGTCAACAACAAGGCACAGCAAATTCAATAAGTCGATTAGGTGGACCGGATCAAGATTATAAGAAAAGCCCAGAACGTAAAGCAGCAAAACGAGTTGCTGGTATTGATAAAGCTACAAACAGACTTATGAAAAAAGAAGCTATGACAGACGCTGAAAAGGCAGCACATCAAAAAGCAATTGATGCCTTTAAAGCAAAAGGCGGTAAAGTTAAAAAACTAAAACCAGGGTACGCACAAGGTTATCACGGTAAAGCTGATCCTGGCGCAGGAATAAAAGGTATGATCTCAAAAGATGATACTAGTCAATTTGGAACTAAGAAAAAAGTTGGGAGTATGAAATGAGTTTAAGAGATGCAATCACAAAAGTTCTAACTGAAGAAAAAGAAGAAGAACTCGAAGAAGCTACTAACATGTTTACTGATGACAGAGTTGGTTTTCAAATTGATAGATTTGCTGGTAAAGGTGGACATACTTTTCAGATTAACTATGGAAGAGGTAAAGGTAAATTTATACAAATTCCAAAAGACGATATGAAACGTGTCATTGCTCAAATGACAAAAGCAATGAATGCTAAATAGGAGATACTAATGAAAGATTTTTTCGAATTAAGAGAAAGCTTAAATGAAGACATAGGTTATCATAAAGCAATGAAAAATGCTCATAACACTCACAGTTATGCGCATGAAAGTGAAGTGACTAATGACGGCCATGAAGATCATGATTATGCTGGTACGGAACACGCACAAGCCGCTGATCATCATCAAAAAGCTATTGATGCTCATAAAAAACATGGAGCTAATTCACCACAATATAAGAAAGCATCAGATGCAGCTCATAAACAAACTGCAATGGCTCATGAAGCTAGTAAAGACGCTGGAAAATTTAAACAAACAGCAAAACCAGGAACTAAATTTCCAAAAAAGCCAGGATAAAATATGCCACTAGATCCAAAAGACGGAATCGGTTCTTACATTAAAGACTTTAAGAAGTCTAAGGCTCCTCAGTTTAAAGGTAAGAACGATAAGAAAAAAAGAGATATGGCTATTGCTGCTTATCTTGATGCTAAACGCGGACCACAGGAATCTAAGCTTGCAGGTAGTTCATTAAAACTATTTGGTCAAAAGAATAGATCATTTAGTGAGTTATCTATGAGATTAAAAACTAAAGCAAAAGTTCAAAGAGCTTTAGTTGGTCCTAGTAAAAAAGCAAGACCTGATTGGTTAAGAACAACAGGTAAAGGAGCAAAGGAACTGGATAAAAAAGCAAAAGGACTAGCTGCCCTTAAGAAAAGTGATCAAACTAAAATATCATTAGCTAAGAAAGCTTTAGGTGTTAAAGAAGATACCAGCTTTAAAGTTTCTATTGATGGATTACCAGATCTATATATGAATGATAAGACACCTGGCGCATTATTACAAAAACTTCGTAAAATAGTAAAACAACCATCGCTAATAAAAGATGTTGATAGGATCACAAAGAGTAAAGTTAAAAAAGCATATAGAGACAAAGCTCAAGATAGAGAAGTTAAAGAATACAAATATGATTATGGTACGCCTGAATCTGTAAAGCTTATGAAGAAAATAACACCTGGCCAAAAAGAAGCAAAAGATCCTGGTGAATATGATTACGAAGGAGATATGGCTAAAACTCAATTGAGAGCTATGATTGATCAAGCTCAAGATTTAATTGATATGTTTGAAGATAATGAGAATCTTCCCGAATGGTGCCAAAATAAAATTACAAAAGCTTCTGATTATATCAAAGATGTATATTCATATATGGAAGGTCAAGAAGAAGAACCAAAGGAAGAAGGTTATGTTTCTATGGCTCAACAAAGAGCAGTATGGGCTACTCGTAAAGATGGTGGTAAAGGTCATCCGGATAATAAGAAAAAAAGGAAAAAGTAATGATCCTAGATAGTTTTAAAAAATTTTTAGAAGAAAAAGATCCTATGCTTAAAAGAGCAGGTGTATCTGGATTTGATAAACCAAAACGGACACCAAGTCATCCTACTAGTAGTCATATTGTTGTTACAAAAATAAACGGCAAACCAAAAACTATTCGGTTTGGTCAACAAGGTGCATCTACTGCTGGTGAACCTAAAAAAGGTGAGTCTGATAAGATGAAGGCCAAACGTAAATCATTCAAAGCTAGACATGCCAAGAATATAGCAAAGGGTAAATCCTCAGCTGCATACTGGGCAGACAAGGAGAAATGGTAATGATTAAAAATTGGATAAAAGAAAGAACTAAAGAGAGAACAAGCTTAGACGGTGCAGTTTGTATTGCTCTTGGTCTTATGATATTATTCTTATCGCCGTTAGCTAAGATTGCAGCAGGTATAGCAATTGCTTATGGTGTATGGACTATTTGGAAGAGTGAATAATGGCAAAAATATTTAAAACAGCTTCTATTCATGAAACTATTAAGCATGGAACATCTATTGGGCGTAGGCCTAATACTTCGACTATGAATAAACATAAAAGAAAAAGTTTTAAAAAATATAGAGGTCAAGGAAAACGATAATGCTTCAAGAATCAGATACTATTAGATTAAATAGGATAGAAGAAAAACTCGATCGATTGACCGACGCAATTTCAATTGTGGAAGATAATACTAAAAAATTCTTCTGTTATGGACAATTGCCAATAACTGTTTTTTACACTGATGATACAGAAGGAGGCGGACAGCATTTTGGACAAGATTTTATATCGAAAATAAAAATAAAATATCCTAATAAGAAATTTTCTAAAGTATTTGAGTGGTGCAGTGGTCCTGGGTTTATAGGATTTTCTTTATTGTCTCATGGTATCTGTGATAAATTGTGTTTAACAGATCTACACAATCCAGCTCTTGAATTACTTGATCAAACAATTAATTACCAAGAAAATAATTGTTTAGATCTTGTGTCGGCCTATCTTTTAAAAGATATAAGTTTATTACCAGCATATGAGATGTTTGATCTTGTGGTTGCAAATCCACCGCACTATAACAAAAATATATCACAGTTAAGAAATGCAAATAGAATTTGTTCTGATATTAATTGGCAATCACATAAAAACTTTTTTAGTAATATTAAATCACATATGATGCCTAACGGAATAATATTGTTGCAAGAAAATTATAAAGGTTCTACACCAGATAGTTTTAAATCTTTTATTGATGACTCAGGCCTGCAAATCACTGATTGTTTTAATAGTGTTGAATCAAAATATTTTTTGGAAATAAAATTAAAATAGGAAAAAAGAAGATGAATGTCAAAAATCTGACATCGCATAAACATAAAAGAAAAAGTTTTAAAAAATACAGAGGGCAAGGCAGATAAATGGCTCCAAACGAATCACAAGAAGCTAGACTTGATCGCATAGAAGAAAAGATAGATAGGTTAGCAGATGCTATGATATCTTTAGCTCGAGCAGAAGAGAAAATATTAGCATTACAAGGTGATCATGAAAATATGCGAGATAGACTAAATAAACTCTCTGTAAAATTAGATGACATACAGAAATCTGTTGACGATAACGCAAGAACAGTAAGTCTTATAAATAAAGTGGTATACGCTGCAATGGTTGCAGCAGTAGGAGCCTATGTGGCCCACATGTGGATGTAAAGGAGAAACCAATGTTTAACAACAATCCATTCAATATGCATAGGGCCGATGCTAAGGTCCTAAGCGAAAGTAAATTTTTAATTCCGGAAGAAATACCGGCAAATGAAAGAACTGCCTTCCATGGCGCAGCAGCTGCAGCAGCAAAAGACGGAAAGAAGAATTTCAGCTTTGGCGGAAAGACTCATCCGGTTACTATGAAAAAAGATACAGCTAACGCAATAGCAGATCAGAAAGAAGCAACACACACTACTGACTTTTTTGTAGGACATAAACACGCTGCAAAAGCTGGTATGGGAGTTAAAGTACATAGTAAAGGTGCAGATGGAGATAAGGTAACTATATCTCATTCAGATCCTAAAAAATTACAAAAGTATGTTGACAATCATTTAGGTGGTGGTAAAATAAAAGAAGCTGCAGGAATACCACACAAATACACTGTAGATTTGTATCATAAGAATCATGGTTCACATGACTCATTTATAAAAAAAGCAAAAGCTGCTGGAATTAATGCAAAATATTCAGGTGTTAACGACGATGGCAAAGTAAAAGTATCTTTAAATCATCATGATAATTCAGATGGCGGAACTATACATAAATTTCTTAAAAAGCACTATGATAAAGATATGACTCATAGTAATATGCAAACTATGAAAACAGGATCTTCATCAGTAAAAGAAGTTACAGCAACAAAAATTACAGATCAGAAAGAAAGTACAATGACCTTTAGAGAAAAGCTAATGTCATTATACGAAGGTGATAGAGCAGCTCATTATAAGAGTGCAGCTGAAGCTGAGCCAATGGATAATAATCTAAAAGGTGCCGGTGCTAAAAAAATGAAAGCTGATATTCAAGGTAATTCCGCTGATCCTGATTTGGAGAAAAAGTCTCATGACGATGCTGCAAAAGCAGGTAGAGCAGGTCCAAGCATGAAAGCTCGAAGTAATGATAATAAAAAAGGTGATAAGAAAATAATCAATCCACCTACTGACGAAACTAAAAAAGGTCAAGGACCTAAAATAGCAACTGAATCTTATGGTGTATCAGGTAATACAGTATCAAACAGTCTACTTGATGCAATAGCAAAAGTTGAGAATAAAGGTAAAATATAATGATACAACCACCAAATTTTCAAAAAGATGCGATACCAACTCCACAAGGTTGGAGACATCCTAGAACTGGAGAACTCTTAGTTTCTAGAAAAATATCTGAAGAAGCAATTGCAGAATATTTTGGAAGCAGTACGCCTGAAGCAGAGATGCTTACTGAATCTCCTACAAATTTTCAAGAAGCAAAGGCAGAACTTATGACTGATGATACTCTTCCTAGTGAATATGAATCAATGACTAAGAAAGAACTTGAAGCTCTTGGTATTGAAATTGGTATTTTACTTGATACAAGAAAAAATAAAGCGGCGTTGATTGAAGAATTGAAAGAAGCTCTTTAAAAATTGAATATATAATTTTGTAATGATTTTTAAAGAACTAACCGAAAAGAACTTATTCTTGTATGCAGCTAAGCATTATAAGAATCCGAAGTTCGCTGATATTGATGAGTTTTATGAAGACTTAAAGAGATTTAAGTATATAAAACGATTGCTTAATCGTTATCTCGAAACAGATGATCTGGCTGAGAGATTATTACTAAATCACTTCATAGTTGTTTTTAATATGTTCGGTATTGAAGCTGCTCTTGAAATATTAGAGCTTAAACTTGAAGATAGACATTGGCCTATAGTAAAACCATTTTTAATATTTTTAAATTATATTAGAAATGATCAATATACTGGTATCACTATGGATCCAAATGTTGTCGACATATTAAGGAAGATTTAATGGGTATACTAAAAGGAGCAGTAGACACCGTTTATGCATTTAGATTCATAAGAATGATGGTTATGGATTGGACAAGTTGGGATGCATATAAAGAAGGTGTTATAGACGAAAACGGAAAGAGAAATAGGAACGTGAAACTTGACACTGATAGTAAAAAGTCTTCTTATACTCCTTTCATTCGCCTTGTGGCTAACATCAAAAGGCTCGTTGCAAAAATTCCAGGAGGTGGAAGTAAACTCGGATCTTTTGCGTCAGCGCTCTATCTCGTTAAAGAGAAAGCAAACCTCAGCGAAAAAGGATTAAAAAGTATTTGTGAAAAATGTGATATTGAGATATTAGATTTTTTAAATGAGAACAATGAATGGTTCTTATTAGAAAATAAACAATTATCACCAGGAGTTTACAGAGTTAATAATTCTAAATTACTTAATAAATCATGTAGCGAATTAGTTTGGCCAAAAGATCAAATTAGAATTAAAGATGATTGTTTTCCAGTTGGAGATGTATTTGGCATTGATGTATATGAAGCAACACATGTTAGAACAAATCAAGAAATATATGTAACAGCAAGCGAGTTAATAAGATGAGAGTTGCCGGCAGACAAAAAGGAAGTAAGGTTAAACCATACACACACATTGTAGTTCAACCTAGCGCACCTAAGTCTCGTTACACATTTAGTTATCATAGTTCAGAAGATAAAGCAAAAGCCGCAGCAAAAAAATATGAAAGACTAGTAGGTAATCCTTTACGTGTAGTAAAACAATCTGGTAAAAGCGCAAACACAGATGTTATGGAAGAGGCTAACATGGAAAAAGAATCATTAGAAGAGAAGTCAAAAGGTCTTTGGCATAACATTCATATGAGAAAAAAATCTGGCAAGCGCATGCGTAAAAAAGGTGAGAAGGGTGCACCTACACCAGACGCATTAAGGTCTGCACAGGCTGCAAGTGAAGAGATGACAACTACTGCATCTATACCGAATCCTGCAACAACTGCAATGGGTCCTCGACTCAAAACTACAACTATGCACGATAAGCGCAGAAAAAAAGATAAGTTTCCAGTACTACTCAAAAGATTTAGAAAATATATAGAAGATAACTATGCTTAGAATATATGTTCTTATATTTGTCATCGGTATGATTGGCGCTATAGGTTACGCCGCAAAGTATTACTATGATACTACTCAAAATAAAATAGCAGTTCTTACAAAAAACAATGCTACACTTAAAGTAGCAGTTGAAACATCTGAAAAAAGTATTGGTGAATTAAAAGCTAATATTACAAAGATGGCCAATTTAAATAAAACATTACAACAAGATTTACAAAAAGCTGAAGCATACCGTGATGAATTAAGATCTAAGTTAAGTAAATTAAATTTAGTAGTTGAAGCTCTTAAAGATTCAAAAGTTTTAGAAGGAAAAATGAATGGCGCAAGTTATAAATTGTGGCAAGGGATTATGGAAGAAACTGGTAATACTAATAAGTCTAATAAGCCTAGCTGGTTGCAGCGGCCTAAGCAGTCTGATTCCGGAACCGGAAATAAAGACGGTGACGAAAATAGAACAGATAAAGATACCAGTAGTAGCGAGACCAAAACCACTCCAACTCAATGATACTCGAGTATTCGTAGTCACAAAAGATAATTACGAAGAGTTTGTAAAAGAATTTAAAGAAGTCTATGGCGATCTTGCTTATGTTGCATTAAGCATGAAAGATTATGAGAACTTAGCAATAAATATTGCAGAGATGCGAAGGTACTTGAATCAACAGAAAGAGATAATTGTTTATTATGAAAAAGCTGTAAAACCTAAAGAGGAGAAACAATAATGGAATTCATAATAGATCAACTCGTCACATGGTGGCAATTTACTGTAGTTGGAGTGTTAATTATTATTGGATTTATAATCAATATGTTTGGTATTGATTGTGATGATGTTATTATTGGATTTGAATATAAAGAAATGCCAAAACTAAAACCTATAGCGATACCAACAGCCGGAAAGGGCTTTTGGGGTGCGATATGGATGTGGCTAATGGGTACACGTAATTGGGAAGTTGCAGAAGATTGGGAATTTAGAATTGAAGGAGATTGGTATGTCATTCCTGCAGGATTTACATTTGACGGCGCATCTATTCCAAAATTCTTACATACATGGTTATCACCTACAGGTGTATTGTTAATGGGTGGATTAGTACATGACTTTGCATATAAGTATGAAACGTTATTGAAAAAAAGTAAAAAGAAAACTATAGGCACTATTACACAAAAGAAAGCAGATCTAATATTTCGTGATATAAACATTGAGCAAAATGGATTTCACTTATTAAATTATCTTGCTTATTGGGCTTTAAGAATAGGTGGATTTGTTGCCTGGAATGGTCACAGAAAAGTAAATGCAAAAATCATTTAATTTAAAAATATATTTTAAAATGGTGGTTAATTAGTCCTTTACAAAAACTGTTTTTTAATATATAATAGATACAATAATCAAAAAAAGTAAGAGGTAAAAAATGCAACAGTTTGTTGACACTAGGGATTTTTTGTCTCAAACTAAGTTTTATGAAGGTTACTCTCGTTTTATGGAAAACGAAGGAAGATACGAAACTTGGGATGAGGCTGTTGATCGAGTGATTGAAATGCACGATCAAAATTATATTAATAGTAATAATGAATTATCTGAATATTTAGAAGAAGCAAGAACTGCATACAAAGAACAAAGAGTCCTTGGTGCACAAAGAGCTCTCCAGTTTGGAGGAGAGCAATTAATGAAACATCAAATGAGAATGTACAATTGTACTTCGTCATATGTCAATAGACCAGAGTTTTTTGGCGAAGTGTTTTATATCTTGTTATGTGGAGCTGGTGCAGGTTTTTCTGTTCAAAAGCATCATATTAAAAAATTACCAAAAATACAAAATAGAACAAAACAAGCAAAAGGTTATATAGTTGAAGACTCTATTGAAGGTTGGGCATCAGCACTTGACGTGTTAATGTCATCATTCTTTGTAGGCGGTGGAAAATATCCAGACTATGAAGGTCGTAGAGTATTCTTTGATTTATCACAAATAAGACCAAAAGGTGCATTGATATCAGGAGGATTTAAAGCGCCTGGTCCAGAAGGGCTTCGTAGGTCCTTAGACAAAATAGAACATTTACTTCAAGGTATTGTAATAGATTCCAAAGATCCAATTGATCTTAAACCTATAAACGCATATGATATCACGATGCATGCAGCTGATGCTGTATTATCTGGTGGCGTACGTAGGTCAGCAACAATTTGTCTTTTTTCGCCTGATGACGAAGAAATGATGAATGCTAAAACAGGCAATTGGTTTATGGATAATCCGCAAAGAGGCAGATCTAACAACTCTGCAGTCATTGTAAGAAATGAAACTACACCAGAACAGTTTGGCAAGATCATGGAATCTGTCAAGCAATTTGGTGAACCAGGATTCGTGTTCGTTGAATCAAAAGAGCATACTACTAATCCATGTGTTGAGATTGGAATGTATCCTCAAATTAATAAAAAGTCAGGTTGGCAAGGATGTAACCTAACTGAGATCAACGGAGGCAAATGCAATACCGAGGAGGACTTTTATAAGGCATGCCGAGCAGCGTCTATCCTCGGTACCCTACAAGCTGGGTACACAGACTTCAAGTTTCTAACAGATACTTCAAAACTTATTTTTGATAGAGAAGCTTTACTTGGAGTTTCAATAACTGGATGGATGAATAATCCTAAAATACTTTTCAACGAAAAGATTCTCGAAAAAGGAGCTCAAATCGTTAAAGAAGTAAATCGTGAGGTTTCTAAAATAATAGGTATAAATGCTGCTGCAAGAACAACTTGTGTAAAGCCAAGTGGAAATGCATCAGTGTTATTACAAACAGCTTCAGGTATACACGCTGAACATTCCGATATGTATATTAGAAATGTTCAAATGAATAAAGAATCTGAAATTACACAAGCAATCATGAAGACTAATCCATACATGGTTGAAGAATCAGTTTGGTCTGCAGGTGGAACAGACGTTGTTGTTTCATTTCCTATCTTACCTAATAAAGGTTCAATGTATAAAGATGATTTATTAGGAATTAAACATTTAGAACTTGTTAAGAAAGCTCAGAAGCATTGGGTTGAAGCGGGAACTAATGAAGATCTTTGTGCAGACAAAGGTATAAGACATAATGTATCAAATACTATTATTGTCGATGATTGGGATGAAGTTGAAAAATATGTTTTTGAGAACAGACATTCATTTGCAGGAATATCTTTTCTAGCAATGTCCGGTGACAAAGACTATAACCAAGCACCTAATACTGCAGTTATTACAGCAGATAAAATGGTTAATAAATATGGTAATGCAGCAGTTTTTGCTTCAGGTATGGTGGTTGATGCTCTTAAATGTTTCAATAACTTATGGGATGCATGTGCAACAGCAAAAGGATTTGGAGATGATATATCTTTAGAATCATCTGAGAATGCTCTTAAAAATGACTGGGTAAGAAGATTCAATAAGTTTGCAGATAACTACTTAGGATCTGATGCTGTTTTAGCAGAACATTGTTTAAAAGACGCTTACTTATTACATAAGTGGAATAAAATACAATCTACACTTAAAACTATAGATTGGAAAGAAGATATAACAGAAAAGAAGTATACCGATGTTGATACACTCGCTGCAGCCGCATGCGCAGGAGGTGCTTGTGAGATTGACTTCTAATGTTTTTTGTATTTGATACCTTTACGGGTAGGATTAGCTTTAGTGCCTTCTTTACCGTTAGTGCAAGAATATAAATGACGAGACATATTGTGTTTAGATATGGTTCGTCGGCAATATTTACAAGTGAGTTTTGTTTTGATTAAGTTATTCATAAGTTTACGAGATATATCTGAACAAATTTCTTCTTTACCTATGAGACCTTCTAATCCTTTCCATGCCCATTTGTCTTCAATATGACCATATTCTTCGTATAGTTTTTTATGAGCTAAAGCGTGTTGTTCTACAGTGAGATAAATAGTTATATTAGCAACAGGGCAAACGGATTTGAAATGTTTAGGTATAACGTGATGTCGATGATATATAATATTGCTGGACATATAAGCCTCCTTAGGGTTGTCTAGAGTAAGTGGATATTGCTAGTATCGTGACTTACATTAATATTTATACAAGTAGAGGCGTAAAAGTGAAATCGACTTCTAATATTATTTCACCTTGTGTTAAAATATGTAAAGTCGAAAATGATACTTGTATAGGTTGTGGAAGAACCACTCATGAAATTGCAGAGTGGTTCAAAGCATCTGATGAAAGAAAGAGAGAGATCATTGAAGGATTACGAAGTAGAATGCGAAGAGTGTGATGAAACAACATATGTAGCATCATACGAAAAACCTATTTTTTGTCCGATGTGTGGAAGAAGAGTAGAAGCAGAAGAAGTCGAATAATAAATGTGGCTTTTAAATAATGAAGAATTTACAATAACACCAGAAGAGTACCAAGGTTTTGTTTACGTCATCACAGAGTTGGATACAGGCAAGAAGTACATTGGAAAGAAAAACTTCTGGAAACCTAAAACTTTACCCATCACTAAAACACGTAAGAGAAGAGTACGAACACGCGTCGAATCTGATTGGAGAGAATATTATGGTTCGTCCAATGAAGTACGCAAACTTGTGGAAGAATTTGGATCTGACCGATTTACCAGAGAAATATTAAAACTCTGTAAGACAAAAGGTGAGATGTCATATCATGAAGCAAAACTCCAATTTGATAATGATGTGTTATTTAGAGATGATTACTACAACAATTTTATAGGTTGTAGAATTCATGCAAAACATTTAACAAGTTAATAACTATTTTTCAAATAAGTGAAAAAAACGGTTTACATTCCCTAATTTATGTGGTATAATAGTACTATAAAATAAAAAATTAAGGAGTTGAAACCATGAAAAATTTATCAAATTTAATTAAAGATCTACAAAAATCAGCTAAATCAAAGTGGGCTATCAAAGAAGATATGGCTGATATGTACAATCAAGATGCTAGGGACACTGAAGTTGTTCTTATGTCAATCCTAGCTGGTAGATATAAGTGGGCTGATGAAAAGCTTTCAATGATGGATACTCTTCCAAGAGATAATGCTGTATTAGCAATCGTCGAAGATAAAGGAAATGATTGGGCAGCATCAAACATCGGTTGGAGTATGTAATGTCAAAAAAATCAAACATCTTAAGTTTCGAAAAAGCAGTTAAGCAAAAATTTAATAATGAAAAAGAAGTTACTTTTATACTAGATGATAACAGTGATGATACGATAGAATTTACTTTTGAGATGGAGGTAGACGATGACAACGAAGACTTATAATGAAGTTGATCTTTTGAAAAAACAAATTGCTGAAGAAGTAAAAGAAAAATATGCTTTATATAAAAGAATTAAAGAGTTGACTGAAGAGCTTGAAGTAGCTAAGAATAAAAATATTTTTAATTGGAAAGATAGTTAATATGTTAATCACTTTTTTAAAATTAAATGCATTTTTTCCTTTACAAAGGCAAAAAAATAGTGTATAATATTATTATAAAATTGAAAAGGAAGTTTAAATAATGACATAGCGAAAGTAACCGACAAGGTGTTGTGATGGAGAAGTTGCATTAGGCAGAAGCAGAAGCACATCGGGGTTTACAGGTAAGGAACTACCCAGGGAACCATAGTCGGAGTATAAAACGTTCCCCTTATCTT